CAAGGTTGGGTACATCAAAATAGTGGGCGTACCCCTCATTTAATGTTTAGACGTAAAGTAATTAACGAACAGCGTGTACACGGAGGACATACTCTTGCAATTGACAGTAATTTATTTTTATATAAAAATACTAACAATCCTTTAAAGTATCTTCGTTTTAGTTTAAATGATATATTTCCTACTACTGGCAACTACTTTACAGACAACGTAGATCCTAATAGATGGAGACAAATTAAACAAGATTATAATATGGATCTTCAACCTTGGAGAGAAAATGGTAATCATATATTAATTTGCTTACAAAGAAACGGCGGCTGGAGCATGGGCGAAGTTGATGTAATGCAATGGTGTAACTATACGATTAAACGGTTGCGTAAATTTACAGATAGGCCCATTGTAGTTAGGGCGCACCCCGGAGATAGAAGAGCCAAAGACTATTTAAAAATACATTGGCCTAATGTGATTGTAAGTAAAAATCCTAATATAACAGATGATTTTATTAATTGCTGGGCTGTTATAACGTATAATAGTTCACCTGGTGTTGCAGCAGCAATAGAAGGAATACCTGTATTTGTTACAGATCCCGAACCAAAAGTAAGTCAAGCATACGAAATAGCAAACATAGATTTGAAAAGAATTGAGCAACCAGCAACACCTGATAGAACAGACTGGATTAACAAAATAGCAATGTGTCATTTTAATTATAAAGACCTAAGTCAGGGTACAGCCTGGAATATTATAAAGGAGTACCTATGAACACAATTAGTGTAATTACAACTTTTAACAAACGAGGACTAGAAAAATACGGTCAACGTATGATAAACAGTTTTTCTAAAAATTGGCCAAAGAATGTAAAACTATATGTCTATGCAGAAGATTGTGAGCCAACAATTCCTAGCGAGAATGTAATTGTTTTAGATCAAAATTCTACATGTAAAGACTTAGTTAGATTTAAAGAAAAATGGAAAGATGTTCCAAAAGCTAACGGAGATGTTACAAAGGATCCTATTCGTAGCAGACGTAAAGATGCAGGTAAAGGATTCAAATGGGACGCTGTAAGATTTAGTCACAAAGTTTATTCTATATTCCATTGTGCAGAAATATGTAATACTGATTGGTTAATGTGGATGGATGCTGATATGTATTGCCACAGTCCAATTGATTACGAAACTCTACTGTCGTTACATCAAGACGATGCAGACTTGTGTTATATTGGGAGAGAACGCAAATGGCCCGAATGCGGACTGTATAGTGTTAATCTAACAACTAAAATGGGCAATATGTTTTTAAAGAAATTTAAATGGGTCTACGAAAATGCAGATGACGGTATCTTTCAAATGTCAGAGTGGCACGATAGTTTTGTGTTTGAAGAAGTAAGAAAACAATTAAAAATGAAGTCGCAAAACTGGGGAGCAGGTATTGTTAGAGGCGAAGGCCATCCTTTGATTAACAGCGTTTGGGGAGCATATTTAGATCATTTAAAGGGCGGCAGAAAAGATGAAGGTAAAAGTCGTAAAACAGATTTGCTTCGACCTCGGAGCGAAGAATACTGGAGAACAATATGAACGATCAAGTTTGGAGACCAAAGACAAGATATATTGAAGGACAATTTGTTCAATACGACGATGCATTTTGGAGATGCACGAATTCGCATATTAGTAGCGATTCATTTAATAAAGTTAACTGGGGCAAAGTAAAAATCGGGCAAAAGCCTAAGGAAAGAGAAATTATGACAAAAGCAAAATATGAAGTAATAACTAGTATGAATAATACATATTACAATAAAACTGGTCGGCCGTTCCTAAGAAGTTTTAGCAAATACTTTGGATTTATATGTGACATTCATGTGTACAACGAAGGACTATTTGAACCAAAGGCAAAGAACCTAGTAACCGAAGGTTGGGATTTAGGTCCTGAATTTGTTAAATTTCAAAAAAGACACAAAAATGAAAAAGTAAAAACATTTGCTAAAAAAGGCTTCAGCATTATACATGCAATGAATAATATTGACTGTGATAGATTGATTTGGATGGATGCTGACACATTACTTGTTGAAGACTTTAATACACAGTTGCTCGATATGATTGCTCCTAATGATGTTCTTAGTACCCATTTTAGTGTGTGGCACGAACATAACGGAAAAGAATATCATAGTTGCGAAACTGGGTTCTTTATTTTAAATAAACGTCATCCAGGATTTAACGAATTTAAAGATGTATATACACGCATCTATACAAAGGACGAAACTAGTGAACTTAGACGTTTTTATGACGGGGAAGTATATGGCAGAACTGTTGATATACTAGCAGCTCGGGGTCATAAAATGCTAAATCTAAATCCAGGAAAACACAAAACACCGTTTAGTAGAAGTGTTATTGGCCCATATATACAACACTTTAAAGCAGGACTAAAAGAGCGTGTCAACTTTGATGGCATAGAAGCTGAAATGGCTGCGGAAGATGAAGTTTAGTCTATGGACGCAAAATGGCGCACTCAATAGTAAACCAGTTTTTGATGCCTTTGCTAATGGGCTTATGGCTACTGGTCATGATGTTGTTTGGAATGACAATGTATCTGATGTTGATGTTATTTGGAGTGTTCTTTGGAATGGTAGAATGGGTCCGAATAAAAATATCTGGCAACGGAACGTGGCACAATCCAAACCGACCGTGGTCTTAGAAGTAGGCGGAATCAAAAGAGGAACAACATGGAAGGTAGGTTTAAATGGAATCAATAGAGATGCTTTTTTTGGCGATGGCGGTAATGATAGCAGTAGGGCTGAACGACTCGGACTCAGATTAAAGCCTTGGAATAACAAAGGCGAATACATTTTAATATGTGGCCAACACGATAAAAGTTTACAGTGGCAAGGCATGCCACGTATGAGTACATGGGTAATGGATACTATTGAAACTATTCAATTACACAGCAAACGACCTATTATATTTCGCCCACATCCTAGATGTAGACTAGATGCAATAGAACACCAATATAAAAATGTTAGACGACAAGATCCTGTACAGATAGCCGGAACATATGATGATTTTGATATGCGGTTCTCTAATGTATGGGCAACAATAAGTTATTCTAGCAATCCTGGCATACATAGCATAATTAATGGTATTCCTGCATTTGTAAGCACACATAGTTTAGCATACGAAGCTGCTAATGATATCGACTTTTTACACGATATAGAAAATCCTATACGACCTGATAGACAACAATGGTTAAACGACTATGCTTGGACAGAGTTTACCCTAGAAGAAATTTCTACAGGTTTACCTATTAAACGCTTGACTTCTAAGCTCATTTAAGTTATACTATACGTATGACTAATAAAGCAAACACCATAGAAGATCTTCTTGAAATCTTAGCAGGCCTTGTAAGTGGCCCAAAAATTGAGATTGATAAATCTGATGCAACTATCATGTATAGTATTGCAAGACAGGTTTTTAAAGGTACTGCATTAACTGATCGACAGTTTGACCTTGTAAAAGAAAAATTACAATCATATAAAGAACAATATGTTTCATCAGGATATGAATTTGACTTTGCAATTCAAAATTTACGTATGCCCTTACGTGAAATTGATCGCAGCAAATATATTAAGATTGTTTCGCATAGTGAAATGGTTGACGATAATATATACGAATCTTACAAGCAAGATTGGAAATGGATTAAAGTAAGATTTCCTTTTAGTAAAAAACTTATAATAGAAATTGAAAACATTTCAAAAAATCCATCTGAATATTATCATGCTAAAGGATCACACGAACATTACTTTGTATTAAACGAAACTACTACCGTATCTATTATTGATGCATTTAAAAATAAAAGTTTTGAAATAGATACAGAATTATTAGATTGGTATGAAAAGATTCAAGAAATGAAAACAAATAAAAATAATTATGTACCTGGAATATACAATTATAAATTAGAAAATCTCAATGAACGTGCAATCAATTATATGGTATCGAGCCTAGGCAAACCTACAGTTGATAATTTGTCTATGTATAAAGATCGTAGTACCAAGTTAGGTCTAGAGTACTTTGACGAAGACGAGTTAGATACTAGTATCAATATGCTTACAACACTGTCACAAAAAGTTGTTAGACGAGATAAATCACATGTACTTGTTAACAGTAAACAATTTAATACAAACAATCTTTGTGAAACTCTGCTTGAGCTAGATAGATTTCCATTGTTAGTTGTTCTACCAGAAGCAACACCTTTAGAACCATTATATCAAATACATTCTGGATTATCTGGATTCATTGAGTCGTCAGAGTCTAGTGTATTGTTTAGATTAGATACACATGCAAATTATGAATTTAATTCATATGTTAAACAACATAATCTAAATTCTTCACTTGACAAATCATTGAAAGTAGTGTATATTAATAACAATAAAGTACCAAAGCCATTAATTAAATCAGGATGGCAGGCACTTACAGTGTTAATGATGGGGAGTATAAGACCTTCGTCTAATGTTCAAACATACATTAACGAAGCAGATTTGGTTATTCATTATGATGAAACTGCAAGTCAAATAATGAGACACCAACACCAAGGAATACAAGAATTATAATGGCAAGTTGCAGATTAATAATTGAAGATGAAGTAAACATCAAACTGGAAGGATTAGAAGTTGACGTCAGACGTAAACTTAGTAATGCACTCAAGTTCGAAGTGCCTTATGCACGATACATGCCTCAGTATAAGCTCGGGCGTTGGGATGGCAAAGTTGCTTTCTTTGGCATTGGCGGCACCGGCTACGTTAATCATCTTGATACTATTGTTGAAGTACTTACAAAAAATAATGTCCAAATAGTCGATATTGAAGACAATAGACATCCAGTACAGTTTAACTTTCCTACCATTACAGAATCATACTGGGCAGACCAAGATGTAAGATGGCCTAAAGGACATCCGGCAGAAGGCGAGCTTATTATGTTGCGTGACTATCAAGTTACAGCAATCAACAACTTTCTACAAAACCCACAGAGCTTGCAAGAGATTGCAACAGGCGCAGGTAAAACAATTACAACTGCAACACTGTCACATTTAAGTGAGCCGTACGGACGTAGTCTTGTTATTGTGCCTAACAAATCACTTGTTACACAAACAGAAGAAGACTATATCAATTGTGGGTTAGACGTAGGGGTGTACTTCGGAGACAGAAAAGAGTTAGGTAAGACTCACACTATCTGTACTTGGCAGAGCTTGAACATCTTAGACAAGAAGTTTAAAGACGGCAGTGCAGTACTAAGTCTAGCAGAGTTCTTAGACGGTGTTAGCACTATTATTGTTGACGAAGTACACCAAGCTAAAGCAGAAGTATTAAAGAATCTACTTACACGCAACCTACGCAATGCACCAATTCGCTGGGGCCTCACTGGAACTGTTCCAAAAGAAAAGTTTGAGTTTGAATCAATCCACGCTTCATTAGGTCCAGTAATAGGAAGTATTACTGCAAAGGAATTGCAAGACAAAGGAGTTCTATCTAACTGTCACGTAAACATTTGTCAGTTATTAGACACACAGGCATTTACAGATTACCAGTCAGAATTAAAATATCTTGTTACTAATACAGATAGAATTGACTACATAGGCAAACTATTAAACAATGTAAGGCAAGAAGGCAACACACTAATACTTGTAGATAGAATATCTGCAGGTGAAATGTTACAAGAACGCATACCGGGATCAGTATTCGTTAAAGGTGATGTCAAACTAAAAGACAGAAAGGAAGCATATGACGAAATCAATGAAGCAGATAATCACGTGGTCATCGCTACGTATGGTGTTGCTGCCGTTGGTATCAACATTCCTCGCATTTTTAATTTGGTACTTATTGAACCTGGTAAGTCTTTTGTTCGTGTAATACAATCTATCGGACGAGGAGTTCGAAAAGCAAAAGACAAAGACTTTGTGCAAATTTGGGATATTACATCAAGTTGCAAATTTGCTAAACGTCATTTAACACAACGTAAAAAATTCTATAAGGATGCACAGTATCCCTTTACTATAGAAAAAATTGACTGGAATTAAAAATGCAAATATTAACATTAGATAACACATGCTACAAATTAAAAAATTTACCTGATGAATTAGAAGAAGAAATACATTTTAGTGTACTAGATAATTCAGATCCAAAAAATCCTGACTTCTTTTTTATTCCAATGATTTTTGTTGAATCATTTAGTGCTCCTGCAATAGTAATGGAAATTAATGGAAAAGAAATTATGGTGCCAGTTGATTGGTGTATGGCTGTTGGTGATAGTTATAGCGGAAACGATTTAGAGATACTACCATTAACAAGTATTAATGACAGAGGCTTTGAAGCGTTTCTATTTAATCCAATATCTAGTTTTAAATTTGACTTTGGCGAAATTAAAGTTACTAATTTCTATAATGATGTTAAATGGTATTTTCCTAAAATGAAAAACGGTCAGCTCTTAGGAATACCTATTGACGATGGTCCAAAGCCATTGTGTGCATATTTTGTAAAAGATATTAGTAGACAGAGTGAAGTTATAGATTATTCAGGATTATTGTAGGAGAAAGGTTATGACAATGAAAGCAGGAAAGATTTGGGGTCAGACAGAACTAATTCATGCTAACGGTGTACTTGAGTTTCACCGCATTGAATACAAAGCAGGATATAAGTGTTCAGAACATGAACACAAATACAAATGGAACGGATTCTTTGTTGAATCGGGCAAAATGCTTGTCCGTGTTTGGCAAGATGCAGACCAAGAAGGATTAGTTGATGAAACTATTCTTGGCCCAGGAGAGTTCACGCAAGTGAAGCCTGGAAAAGTCCACCAGTTTGAAGGTTTGGAAGATGGAGTCGCTTTTGAACTTTACTGGGCGGAATTTAATCATGATGATATCGTGAGAAGAACAGTAGGCTCCGCAACAAAAGGAAAGAAGTAAAATATGTTTACAAAACTACTAGAAGGTGTAGACAGAGCACTAGTTACTAAACTAGTAATCTTACACACATTAGTAATTGCAGTAAGTAATTACTTGGTTACAATTAGATTTGATTTATTCCCAGGAGCAGACTTGCCCTTGTTTGGATCATTTCCATTAGCGGCGGCAGCGTTTACGTTTCCGATCGTGGTTGTAGCAACTGACCTTACAGTACGTATGGTTGGTAAGGAAGCAGGTCGTGCTGTTGTAGCAATGGCTATTATTCCTGCTATTATTGCATCAGTTCTTGTGCTATTAGCATTAGATGATCCACACGCATACAGAGTTGGTTTTGCAAGTGGTACTGCTTATGCTATTGGTACAATGCTTGATGTATATGTATTCCAAGCAATCAGAGAACGTTCAAATGCATGGTGGGCAGCTCCGGCGATTTCAACTATCGCGGCTAACATTATTGACACATATTCATTCTTTTATGTGGCGTTTGCAGGTTCGCTTGATGCAGAAGGCAACCTATCATGGATTGGTGCTAACTGGCATGTTGTTGCACAAAACAATACACTTACAAAAATTGTAGTTGGATTGATTGTGTTTTTACCAGCATACGGTGTATTACTACGTTACCTAAAAAGTAAAATGAGCGATACACAGGCAGGTTAATGTACAGTAAATCGTATATTAAACAACTCCGAAGTCTTCACACTGACTCTAGTCGGCCACAAGGCTTCGGAGGTAAACCTAAGAAGCTAGGCAAATTCCATACATGGATGGATGCATGGAAGCCTAGCTCTCTGCTTGATTACGGATGCGGCAAAGGCCATGTACTTGCTGATATTCGAGATCAATATAAAAATACATTGTGTGAAGGCTATGATCCTGCTGTAAAGTTGTTTGAAGGATTGCCTAATAAAACATACGATTGCGTATTTTCAAATGATGTATTAGAACATATAGAACCTAACTATGTTGAAGAAGTTCTAGAACATATTAACAGTTTAGCAAACAAATATATTTGGCTACGAATAGATACATTACCTGCTCGTAAAACTTTACCAGACGGTAGAAATGCACATATAACTTTAGAGTCGTCAGATTGGTGGCTAGAAAAAATTAATAAATGCATAGCCGGCGAAGTTGTCTATGACGAGCTAACTAGCAAAGGCAAGTATGATGTCGCAATCGAAAAAATTAATCCCCGGTGAGGCATTGATATACGAACGTGCAAACGGAGTAGTATATGCTCATTATCGAGACAAGCCTGAAATTCCTCGTTGGATTGTTGGAGGTGATCCGGGTGCTGTAGCAAGAGCACAAGGTAGATTATTAGACTATGGTGAATGGCTAAACTTATGTGATTTAGCAGAAACACACCCAACAATAAAAAAACAAATGGATAAGTTAGTAACAACGTATTATCTAGTAAAGGACAGTAAATGAGAATAATTGCAGGACCATGTCAACATGAATCAATAGAACAAAGTTTAGAAATTGCAAAAGAATGTAAACGAGTGTGTGATAAACTAGGCATTGAATATTATTTTAAAGCAAGTTTTGATAAAGCAAATCGTACAAGTCTAAACAGTAAACGTGGCATAGGGTTGCCGCAGTTTATTAGAGATATGGATAAGATTAAAGAGCAGATTCCTAATTTAAAAATATTAACAGACGTGCATGAAAAACAACATGTTTATACTATTACTAGTGTTGATGCAAGCATTGATGTATTACAGATTCCTGCATTCTTATGTCGTCAAACAGATCTAATTAGAGCTGCTTGTGATAGTGGACGCATTGTAAATATTAAAAAAGGACAGTTCTTAGCACCTTGGGACGTAGAAGGTATCCTTTCAAAAACAGAAGGTGCTGAAGAAGTATGGATAACAGAGAGAGGTACAAGTTTTGGTTATAATACCCTTGTTGTTGATTTTACTGGTCTCAATTATATGCTTGACAACTATAGCGTTCCTATTTTTCTGGATGCTACCCATTCCGTACAAAAGCCAGGAGGAAATGGAACGAGCTCTGGCGGCAATCGTGATTACGTGCCTGGTCTTACTCGTGCCGCTTCTGCTTTGGGAATTAATAACTTTTTTCTAGAGGTACATGGTGATCCAGATAATGCACCAAGTGATGGACCTAACATGATCAAACTAATACATTTTGAAAGGATAGTACGTGACATCGTCAGCCATTCTTATTCCCGCTAGATACGGGTCAACACGCTACCCTGCAAAGCCTCTAGCTATGTTAGATGGCGTTCCTATGATTAGACGTGTGTATGACGCTTGTATTGCGTCTAAGATACCAACATACGTGCTTACTGATAATAAGACTATTGCACAATGTATTCAAAGTGCAGGCGGTAAAGTTTACATAGACTCAAAAGATTATGCTAATGGTACAGAACGTTGTGCTGGTGCAATAAAAAGTAGTTTGTTCGACGAGTATGATAATTTTATAAATGTGCAAGGTGACATGCCAGATGTAACTATTGATATAATTGAAAAAGTAAAATGGCATTTGCAACACTACCCTGTAACAACTGTATGGACTGAAATGCCCGAAGAAAAACAAAATGATCCTAACTCGGTTAAAATGGTACGTGCAGGAGATCAGTGTTTATGGTTTGGTAGAGGTATGACAGGATACGGCAATTGGCATCTAGGCGTATACGGTTATCGGCGTAATGCTCTTGAAATGTATCCTACACTTGAAATTGAAAAAGAAGAAACTATTGAGCAACTAGAACAACTTCGCTGGCTCAAAAATGGTTGGCAAATAGGTTGTTTGAGTGTACAATATAATGGAGTAGAAATAAACACTCCCGAGGATGTAAACGAATGGCTAAACAAACACTCCCAGTAAAAGACGTACTAGCAGCTATTGATATGGGTGCAAAAAATGTATGGGACGAGCTCTCTGATGAAGAAAAGAAACAAGTTAACTTTTGGTTGCTAAACAGATACGTTAGTTCAGTCAAAGGCGATCGAGACGCACAAGAACTTGCTGTATTTAAAACTAACGAGTACTACAACAAGAATTGGAATGAATTAGGTACTAGGCATCCTAAACTACAATGGCAGTTGCTATGTCAATCAGGCAATACAGGCAAAATAGAATTTCATCAATGGATAGGCTTTAAAAAGAAGCAAGGCAACAATAATGCAATGAAGTTGCTAGAAAAAATTTATCCAAACATGAAACAAGACGAGGTGGACTTACTTGCTAGATTATCTACAAAAAAAGAACTCAAGCAATTGGCTGAAGAACATGAAATTGATGTCAAACTCTGATAAACCATACAAGTGCGAATATTGTGGCAACGGCTACATGAAAGAGAAAACTCTTGCAGCGCATATGTGTGAGAAAAAGAGACGGGCATTACAAAAAGACGAGAAAAGGGTACGGTATGGCTTTTATGCGTTTCAAAGGTTTTATAAACTTTCTGCAGGAGCAAAGAGAGAAAAGACTTATGATGAGTTTTGCGGATCTCCTTACTATAATGCTTTTGTTAAGTTTGGAAGTTTCATTAATAATGTTCGTCCTCTTTACCCTGAAAAATATATTGACTATGTAGTCACTAGTGGTATTAAATTAGATCACTGGTGTAGGGATAGCATGTACGAAACTTATGTGCTAGAGTTTATTTTAAAAGAAGATGTTACTACTGCACTTGAACGTAGTATAAAAACTATGATGGAGTGGGCAGAAGAAAATGAACCAGCAGCCTGGAATCATTATTTTAATTACATTAGTTTGAATAGAGCAGTGTGGCATATTAAGGACGGAAAGATTAGTCCGTGGCTCTTATTAAACTGTGACAGTGGCAAAGAGATGCTAAGTAAATTTAACGATGAACAACTAGGAATGGTATATCATGTTATTAATCCAGAACATTGGGCAATGCGTTTTAGAAAATTACCCAATGATGTACAACTAGCAAAAGACGTTGCAAAGGAAAGTAATCTATGAAAATTTTAATATGTGGCTTACCAGGAAGTGGTAAGACTACACTAGCCCAACCGTTTGCAAAGTTAATCGGTGCGGTGCATCTCAATGCTGATGAAATAAGAAAAGAATACGATGATTGGGACTTTACACCAGAAGGACGTATTCGTCAAGCACAGCGCATGCGCTATCTAGCAGACGGTGTAGTTAAAGCAGGCGGTATTGCAGTAGCAGACTTTGTTGCTCCTACTCCGCAAGCACGTGATGAATTTGGAGCAAACTTCGTAGTGTGGATGGACACAATCAAAGAAGGTCGCTTTGAAGATACTAATAAAATGTATGTACCTTTAGAAAAAGGTCAATACGATTATCACGTAGCAGAGTGGTTTAATGATACACACGAACAACTTGTTAAAGTTGTATCTAAATATATGGTGGACTATGGTAACAAAGAGTAGACACCTAGCCAAGGCAGTAACTTGGCGAATTATTGCAAGTATAGTAACTGCAATAATTGCATATGCATTTGGATTACCTCCGAAAGCAGTTGGGGCTGTTTTCGTGGCTGATCTAATTATTAAATTTGTTCTATATTATATACACGAACGAGTTTGGTATAAACATATAAGATACGGAGTTAAAGATGTTTGATTGGAAAAAGCCGACAACACAGATGTTAGGACGTTGGCAACCTTGGCACGATGGACATACAGAATTGTTCAAACGTGCTCTAGCAGAAACTGGACAAGTTTGTATTATGATCCGCGATGTAGGCGGCATTGTTGGAGAAGATGCCGGCGCTGGACGTACAATAACACAAGATGACAATCCTTTTGATTTTGAGCAAGTATATATGAATATTGAGCAAGGATTGGCAGAACACGACTTTATTTATGGCCGAGAATATGTTATAATGAAAGTTCCTAATATTGTAGATATTAGTTATGGACGTGGCGTAGGTTATACATTTACACAGCACGATCTAGGTAAGGATATACATGATATTAGTGCTACAAAGATTAGAGAAAATTTAAGGAAAGAAGGTAAGTTATGAATTTAGTATATTACCCAAATACAATCTTAGATAAAAAACTAACAGATGTTAATTTAGAAAATCCTGGGTTTGATATTAAAGAATTAAAAGAACAAATGGTCGATGTTATGTTAAATAACAACGGTATTGGATTAACAGCATCACAAGTAGGACTAGATCATAACTTGTTTGTAATGGGTGATTCAAAAGAAAATGCTACTATACATATTAATCCGACTGTGCTAGAATATACAGAAGAAACTGTAACTGAACTAGAAGGATGCTTGAGCTTCCCTAATGTGTTTGTAAAAGTAAAACGCCCTAAAGAAATACTTGCAGAGTTTTACGATATCGATTTGAAAAAGCAGGTTGTAAAGATCACAGGTTACTCAGCACGTTGTTATTTGCACGAGTTAGATCACTGTTTAGGTATTACATTTAAAGATCGTGTGTCAAGATTAAAATGGGATATGGCTAAAAAGAAAGCACGTAAATTGGAGAAAGTATTTGCGTAAACTAAAGGACGGCACTGAAGTACAAGAGTTGTCAGAAGCAGTAGAACTCAAAGTTGTTACAAAGTGTCCTAACAAATGGAAGTTAGTTGATATGGAAACTGGCGAAGAGTATGTCGGTAACCGTCCTGATGAACATAATATGTTTTGGAAAAAAATAAACGATGCCTGATATTGATATAGACTTTGCAGATAGAGACATTGTATTAGACAAAATACAACATCGTGTTGCTGTAATAAATAACGAGAAGAAACACAATACAGGTATCTATGTTACTGAGATTCCTCATAATCCTGTAGACAATCATTCTACCATTGATTATAAAACTGCTGAAGATAGAGGATACTTTAAATTAGATTTTCTAAATGTAAGCATTTATAAAGATGTAAAAGATGATAAACACTTACAACAACTTATGGAGACAGAGCCCTTATGGGAACTTTTACAACACGAAGAGTTCGTGGATCAATTATTTCATTTAAATGGCCATACATCAATTCTGAAGCAGACTTGCCCTACTTCCGTGGAACAATTAGCTGCCGTCCTTGCTATGATACGACCAGCGAAGAGACATCTGATTGGGAAGACATGGACGGAGATAATGAACGAAGTTTGGAAGAAGCCTGAGGGCGACGAATACTACTTTAAGAAAGCCCATGCTGTAAGTTACGCAATGGCTGTTGTAGTGCATATGAATTTATTGTGTGAACAGGTTAGTTCTTAGGTCTTTTTAGTAACTGAACGTTTTTACGTTTAACTCTTTTAATAGTTAAATTATTTAAATTAACACACGGTCCTATTGTTACTTTAACATCTTTAGAATTCATTACTATTAACGTGTGTTTAAATTTTTCCATTTCTTCTCGCATAAAGATATTGATCGGAATCATTCGATTTGATTCCCACCACCAAGTTTCGCCTATTTCTAAAAACTGACGTTTGTCATCTTCATTGATTAGTTGTGTAAAAACATACATTGTTGTGATGTGTTGATCTTGATTGGCAATGATGCCGACATACTCGTTACCACCATACGTAACGACACTGATATATGGATAATTTTCTTTGATATTCCGTGTTAACATTATAATCCGAATAAATATAGTATGCAATTAATACCTAGATATTTAGTCTCAAATAGATCGTTGTTAACAGCGAATGAATCAGGGTTCGTTACGGAGTATAGACCAGTGTATAATAGACAATTAGAAATATATAAAGGCATTGACAATGTCTTAGAATTTAAATTACTAAATGCAGATCAAAAGCCAATTAGTTTAACAGGCTATACTGTAAAGTTTCAAGCGTTTGACGAAAACAATAGTTTAATAATTGAACACGATGGAGTTCAAGTTGTTAAAAATAGTGCAAACGTAAAAGGTGTCTGCAAAGTTACTATAACCGAAAACGACTTATTAAATGTAAAAGAACAATTTTTAAAATACAATGTGCATTTAGTAAACGCCAGTGGCGACTCTGTAATTACATATACTAATTCACATTTTGAAAACAATGGCACTATCAAGGTAAATGCTTCGGCTAACCCTGCACCTAGAGATACATATAATGTAACTACGTTTACAGAAGTTACAGAAAGCACACCATACTGGACATCAGAAACAATCACTGCTGAGCCTGCTATAAACGGTAACGAAGCATTGCATACTGCGGTAATATATACAGATAGTTATGTAGGCGATCTTGTTGTACAAGCAACATTAGACAATCAAGTTACAGGAACTACTGACTGGGCTGATATCACAACACTTACCTTTACAGGATCCGAAACAGAACCTACACCTACAAACTTTAACGGTGTGTACAGTTACTTGCGTTTTAAATCAACAGCAAACCCAGCAAACAAAATATCTAAAATACTTGTTCGAAACTGATTGACTTTACCCTACACTGACGCTATAATACTAGTATGAGTGTAGTAAATGAGACAGTTCTGACATACTTGCCGTCTAAGCGTAAACAAACGCCTAGCGGCTGGCTCTCCTTTAATGCTCCGTGTTGCCATCATAATGGACACAGTGCAGACACTCGAGGCCGTGGTGGCCTTATAAGTAACCCAGATGGAGGCGTTAGTTATCATTGCTTTAACTGCGGCTTCAAGGCATCCTGGCAACCTGGACGTAACTTCTCGCACAAGATGCGCAAGCTCCTGCAATGGACGGGGGCACCTGACGATATAATCAACAAGGTCGCACTTGAGGTTATGAGAGAGAACGAAGGCGTCGAAGCACAAACACGCATAGCGGAATTGCCTACGTTCAACACTGTTCCGTTGCCAGACGATGCTGTTCCTATTTCAAAAGTTGTTGATAGTAATGAAATAAGCGAACACTTATACAAAGTATTAGAATACATGGCAAGTCGTAATTTAAATTTAGACGACACAGATTATTATTGGTCACCTAGTTTAGGTTATCGCGATCGTCTTATTATTCCATTCTACTATGAAGGAAGAGTTGTAGGCTGGACTGGACGTAGTATACTAGCAGATAAAAAGCCCAAGTATCTCACAGAAGTACAACCTGGCTTTGTATACGGATTAGACGAGCAAGGTTATAATAAAGTATTTGCTATTGTATGTGAAGGACAACTAGATGCTATCCATGTAGAAGGCTGTGCATTAGGTGGCTCAGAAATTTCTGACCAACAAGCAATGTTGTTAAATAGATTACAAAAAGATATTATCATTATTCCTGATAGAGATAAGGCAGGTAGTAAACTTGTTGAACGTGCTATTGAATTAGGATACAGTGTAAGTATGCCAGACTGGGCAGAAGATATAAATGATATAGGTGACGCTGTACAAAGATATGGTAGGCTGTATACTTTGCATAGTATTGCTATGCATGCAGACGAATCACCATTAAAGATTAGACTGAGAGCAAAAAAATGGTTTGGTTAAAAGATTTTATAACATGGCCGTGGCGCAAATATAAAGCCTGGAAGAAAAGAAAAGAAATACAAGAACGGGATCCTTTTATCTACAAATGATTACTTGGGGAATAAGTGCAAACAGTCATGATGCTTCTCTAGCCGTGTTTACAAACACAGGAGTAGAGTTTGCGAGTCATAGTGAGCGATTTAGTGGTGTTAAAAATGACCCGCATCTAAATCAAGGATTAATTAATCATGCATTAAAATGGGGAGAGCCTGATGAAATTATTTGGTACGAACGGCCTTTTAGAAAGAGCCTTAGACAACTTAGAGCAGGACAAGGTTGGAATTTTAGAGAAAATAATATACGCAGTTATCTTAGGTCCTACGGCATTACTGCTCCTATTAGTTACACTAGCCATCACCATAGTCATGCTGCCGCTGGTTATTACACTAGTCCTTTCCGTGATGCTACTATTGTATGTCTTGATAGCATTGGAGAATTTGAAACTTTTACAGTTTGGGAAGGCAAGGATGATGTTCTAAAGAAACGTTACAGTCAAGGGTACCCTAACAGTTTAGGTTTATGGTACAGTGCAATGACACAACGTATAGGACTCAAGCCTAATGAGGATGAATATATTCTTATGGGTATGGCTGCATACGGCGACTATATGAAATACTATGGGGACATTATAAACGACTTCTTTACTAAATTGCCTGACAGTAAAGGATTAAAGATTAAATTCAAACACAATTTACACCGAGGGTGTAAGTGGTGGCGTCCTGATCTTACTACAGAACAAGACATGTTTGACATAGCTGCTGCTACCCAAAAGGTATATGAGGTACTGTTCGAACGAATAATACGCATAGTTTCATCTAAATACAAAAGTCGTAATCTTGTTCTTATGGGTGGGTGTGCATTAAATTGTTCAGCAAACAGTATAGCACAGAAGTATTTCCAGCACGTATGGATTATGCCCAATCCGGGTGATGCAGGGTCAAGCATAGGCGGACCGCTTGCCCATATGAAAAAACACATAGCATGGAAGCACCCTTACCTAGGGTATAACATAGAAGGAGAATACCCTGTTGAAGAAATCATCCAAGAACTCAAAACCACCGGAATATGTGGAGTCGCTAACGGCGGTGCTGAATACGGTCCTCGTGCTTTTGGTAATCGTAGCCTTCTTGCTGATCCCCGCGGCAAAGATATTAAAGACAGAGTCAACGACATCAAACAACGACAAAAGTTTAGACCCTTTGCACCAGCCGTACTTGCCGAGTCCGCCGGAGATTACTTCGACGGTTTTGCCTCCCCTTACATGCAATACACCTCTGTGTGTAAACGCCCAGATGAGTTTCCCGCCATAGTACACGCCGACGGAACTAGTAGGGTACAACTAGTAATGCCTAATACCCAAGGTACAGGCTTTAGAAAACTATTAAAAGCATGGGAAGAAGAAACAGGATGTCCTATGCTACTAAACACTAGCCTAAATATTAAAGGCAAACCTATGGTAAATGACTTGACAGATGCTCAAGAATTTGCTACAATGTATAAAACAAAAGTATTTACAGGATCGAAATGAGTAGACAGAATACAGACTACGGATACGATATACAGAAGGTATATCTAGAAATGTTTATGACAGACGCAGAGTCGTTTGTCAGATGTCAAGGTGTGTTTGATCCAAACACATTTGATCGTAAACTACAGGCACCAGCAAAGTTTTTAAAAGATTATGTAGAAGAGCATAATGCACTTCCTACATTTGATATGATCAATGCAGCCACAGATGGTAATTTAAAAGATCCAGGTACACTACAGGAGAACCACTATGATTGGCTTTTACAAGAATTCGAAACGTTTTCAAGGCACAAGGCGCTTGAAAAAGCAATCTTGGACAGTGCGGACTTACTTGAGAAAGGTGAATATGGACCGGTCGAGGACCTTGTTAAGAAAGCAGTTCAGATTGGCTTGCAGAAGGACTTGGGGACAGACTACTTTGCAGATCCGAGAGCAAGACTAGAAGCAATCAAAGACAAGAACGGACAGGTATCTACAGGTTGGCCAAGTCTAGACAAGAAACTGTTTGGTGGATTCAACAGAGGCGAACTAAACATCTTTGCAGGTGGTTCAGGTTCAGGTAAGAGTTTGTTTATGGCAAACTTAGGCGTGAACTGGTGTTTGCAAGGCATGAACGTAATGTACTTGACATTTGAGCTTTCAGAGAATCTAGTTAGTATGCGTCTTGATAGTATGACATCAGAGATTCCAAGTCGTGATGTGTTTAAGAGCATTGACGATGTTGAAATGAAAGTTAAGATGATTGGTAAGAAGGCAGGTGCATTCCAGGTCAAGTATATGCCAACTGGTAAAAACGCAAACGATGTTAGAGCATACTTGAAAGAGTATGAGATCAAGACTGGCAAGAAAGTAGATGTGTTGCTTATTGACTATTTGGATCTTATGCATCCAATTGGACAAAAGATTAGTGCAGAGAACTTGTTTGTTAAAGATAAGTATGTTTCGGAAGAACTGCGTAACTTGGCTATGGAACTAAACTGTATCTTTGTAACAGCATCGCAGTTGAATAGATCTAGTGTTGAGGAGATTGAATTTGACCACAGCCACATTAGTGGCGGTATTAGTAAAATTAATACTGCTGACAATCTCATAGGTATCTTTACAAGTCGTGCAATGCGTGAACGTGGACGATATCAAATACAGTTAATGAAGACACGTAGTTCAAGTGGTGTTGGACAAAAGATTGATCTAGGCTTTGATGTTGATACACTACGCATTGTTGACATTGGTGAAGAAGATGAACAAGCAACAGCAAGTGCAGGTGGTTCAAGTGCAAGCAGTATTGTTAATGCACTCAAGCGTACAAATGCTACACCAGGCAGCACAGGCACTGTAAGCGAAGATCCTGCAGAAGGTGATTCAGTAAGAAAGATTAGTGCTAAAACAGACAGCACTAAGTTGCGTGACTTTATTAATAATTTAGGAGATGAGTAATTGCAGATAGGACCTTTGTTTACAAGTTTTCTTGCTAGTGACGAAACTGAACACCTACTAGATCCAAATACTATTGCAAGCAATATCAAACGACTTCGTTTAGATAAAGCAGGATTTGGACAGATAGGAGGATGGCAAAGTGGATTCATGGATCCATGGGGCAAAGAACTTGCACCACTAACAGAAATAATTTGGGATAGAGCAAAGTACCTAGCATACAATCTTATCAAGATTAGACCTGAATACAAAATACGCATAGACAGTGCTTGGGCAAACATTAACGATCCTGATACTGTAGAGCAGATGCACAACAATCCTCCGCACCTACATGCAAATCAATTTATTAGTTTTGTATACTATGCAGAAGCATATGAGGACTGCGGCAGACTAACACTAAGTACACCTACAAGTGTACAAGAATACACAATGCCTAGACAAATGCTCAGTGAAGAACAAAACGAATTTAACTGTACACGGATGATGGTTTGGCCTAAGCCCGGATTGCTAGTGGCCTTTCCTAGTTATATTATGCATCACGTTGAAGCAAATAGAAGCGGCAAGACTAGAATTAGCATAGCATATAACATAGCACTGCCGCACCAAAACAACGAGTATGCAGGAGGAAGAATGGAATGATACAAATAGAAGATCACATAGCACAAGCTGATGGCGTATTAAATGCACAAGAATGCCAAGACATTATCGATCATTGGGAATTGCTGCACAGCAAAAATCTTAGTTGGACTAGAGCGCAACTACGTGATGCAAAACCTAGTCTAAAGAAAGATACCACAGTGTTTGCATTAGAACAACAGAGCATGAGACTTGCTCCAGACCAGCCTTGGTTAGACACATTCCTAGAACGCTTTTGGGATCAGTACGGCGTATATCTAGATCACTATGATACACTGCGCGACACAGCACAGCAATGGATTCGAGGCATGCGCATACAAAAGACCGAACCGGGTGAAGGATATCATGCTTGGCACTATGAGTCAGACGGCCACGAAAGGGCCAACAGAGTAACTGCATGGATGATCTATTTGAATGACAACTACACAGGTGGCGAAACTGAATTCTTGTATCAGCACAAGCGAGTAGAACCAGAACAAGGCAAACTGTTGATATGGCCTGCGGCGTACACACATGTACACAGAGGCAACCCTCCGCTTGAAGGCACCAAGTACATATTAACTGGATGGTGTGAATGGTAGAAGTAGAACGCCCTGAAGCAGTATACTTTCTGCCCAAAGGTCTTCCCCAAGACAAGATAGAACGCTTTCGAGATCACGGCACTGAACCTGATCTCATACCTTTGCTAGAGCAAATACTAGAACGCAAAACAGGAGATGTAATCACAGCAGGTGTATTTGTGGGAGGACTATTGCCCACATACACACGTCTTGCTCCGCATGTATGGGCGTGGGACTGTGTTAAAGAACACGTACACTGTACCAGCAAGATGTTAACACGCAACGGCATACGCAACTGCACACTGCGATTGGCTGCACTGGGAGACGAACCAGGTGAAGTTGAAGTTACCACAGGCTGCGAAGATGCACCGTGGTTGGGCGGAGAGTGCAGCATAGTAGAACAAGGCAAGCCTGTGAGTGATCTACTGAACTTTGATGGTTATGCCATGCGAACACAGACCGTGGCTCAGACCACAATTGACACGCACATTGATGAATACGGTACAGTTGCACTCATACAGTTGGACCTAGAAGGCTATGAACTAGCAGCAATCGTAGGAGCCCGAGCTGTTATAGAACGGGATCGACCTGTGCTCATACTAGAAGATCGTCAAGCACTCACACACGAACTGCTACAAACTTGGGGATATCGCTATCAAGGAACTCGCAGTGGAGATAGAATTTACATCCATCGATTGGATCTAGATAAATAATACACAGGAGAACACTATGGCAGAAAACACAATCTTCAAGATACTGAGCGCAGTCGACGTTAGCACCGGCGGATCAGACACACTGATCTATACAGTGCCAGAAGACAGTTTCCTAATGGGAACACTCAATCTAGTAAACAGAAACAACAGCTCACTTGAATTTCGTGTGGCAAGCAGCCAAGATGCTGTCACTCCAAGCGCACAAGACTTCGTGGAATACGATGCTGACCTACTAGCATACGGAACAGTTGAACGCCAAGGATTGGTAATGCAGGGCGGAGAAAGCCTGTTGGTAAGATCAAGCCAAGGTGGATTGAGTGCAGTGCTTTGGGGCAGTGTAACATACGCTCCTAACTATGTAACAGATCGCGGCACAGGCGGCGCAGTTGTTACAACATTCTCTGTTGCCAATGGCGACTTCTCAATGGCAGCAAACGCACCACAGAGCGACACACTGTTGTTCAATGCTATTGGTGCTGCTATGGATGCATACCTAGAAAACCTTGTGGGCAACGAAACAATGAGAATCTTCTACGAAGAACCAGGTTTTGGTACATTCAATCAAACCAACAACTTCTACAGCTACAATGGTACAAACCAAATAGTGGTTACAGGTCCTGCGATCAACAACATCAACAGCAAAATTACTGCTATACAGATCACAGAAAACTAATAGACAGTATCACACTAGCGTAGACACGTATATTACAAGAAATCACACAACCACTGTTTAACACCGAAACAGTCGCACTGCAATAGCTCTGTCGTTATGGTTACACAAAAGATGGCGTTTTAACAGCGATCCTAGCCCTACACTAGCCATACAACAGCGCGAAGCGCCTGCGGTTGCGCTAGACCCTAGAAGCGCGAAGCGTTTGCGCAAAAAAGCCCAAGGCTGCGAAGCAGCAAGCAACGCTTGTATGCAAGCAAATTTTTAATCAACAACTACAGGAGTAAACGATCCCGCCGCACTAAGATATAGTAGTCCCAGCATGCGATCTCGATCTGAATCAAACAACAGTTCTGTCGCACTACACTGACAAGCGTCTATACCGTGCTGTAGATACAAGTCATTGGCTGCACAAAAGGTAACTGTTTCTTTGAGCGTTTGTGTACGCGGCTCTGGATCGTATATAAGTTTTAGTTTGAACATACACTACTCACAAACGTGTACACACTGTACGATCAGCTTGACTGCAAAACCTATATAGCATTTGGTATGCTCAACCTGACACCTGTTCAATCAGTGAATACATACAGTGTGTACAGTGTATTTAGT